AGTTGCTTCAATACATTCGTCAATGAACAGGAAGGAACGAGTTTGTAGACCGTCTCCCCACACCTCGATTGCTCCACCATCCTCTGGGAGGTAAGCCACTTTACGGCAGATTGCAGCTGGAGCCTTCTCTCTTCCACCCTCCCAGGTGCCCTCTGGCCCAAAGATATTATGGTAGCGGGCAACACGAACAGGAATACTATAATTCCTATTATATGCAAAATAGAGTCGCTCAGAGAATAGTTTTTCCCATCCATATTCGGAATCTGGTGCAGCTGGATATGCGGATTCTTCACGACAATCTGGATTGTCTGGATCTAATTGATTGTGCTCTGGATACATGCAGGCAGAACCAGAGTAAAAGATTTTAGTCTTATTTTCTCCCTTAGTTTCATTCCACTTTCTTTGTTCCTCAAGAACATTCAAGTTAATAGAAACTGAATTGTGCATGATATCTGCATCATTCTCACCAGTGAAGACAAAACCTGCTCCACCCATATCAGCAGCGAACTGATAGATTTCATCAAAGGTGCCAAGATACTTGTCCACAATTTGGGCATAAAAATTGTTATAAGGGCCGGCATACTTAATGCAACGACGAACAAAATTTACATCACGCAAATCTCCCTGCACAAATTCGTTTGCTTGTGTAGAAGTAAATTCTGGATATTTAAGATCAACTCCACGCACCCAGTAACCTTCGGAACGGAGTCTTTTAACCATGTGTGATCCAATAAATCCACCCGCACCAAGCACCAATGCGGTTTTTTTGTATTCGCTCATGAAAAATGAAAACTCATATACTATCTATTATACAAAAAAAGAGCGGTTTACGCAACCGCTCTTCATAGGTCTTTTCATGCACGCCACTTGCCCTTTATCCAGAGGCAAGAAACTGGGCGGGGTTGCCCCATCCGCACCACTTTGTTTTACTTAAACAAAGAAAATCAGGTCCAAAGTTTTTGGATTTTACGCTCCATTTCAATGAACCTTGCATCAACTTCTTGTTGTGCTTTATCGCTTGCCTCAAGTGCTGCAACTTTTGCCTCAAGTGCTTGAAGTCTTTCTTCAACCTCAACATCATATTTCGACATCGCGGCTCCACTTGCAGATTTTGCTGCTGTTCCTTTGGTTGCCATTTTGCTAATTCATATACTCGATTTTATTTAGTTTTTAGAGGGTCTTATGACTCCACCAGTTCTGTTATAGTCCATCCGTGACTGAGGGGGGGATCCCGACCAGAGCGAGTTTCAAGTCTTCTCGGGACTGTATATAGTTTCTGCCAGAAACTCAGAAGTTTTCTTTAATTCGATGACAGAACTATTCATCTCTCTGTCATAATTTATCCAACTGCGATCAGTAATTCTTCTGGTGTATGGTACTCTGTATCCATTTCCCGCAAGAATGTAAGGCAGGCCTCCTGATACAGAAGGTAAGGCATACTGAATTTTATTGGTAACATAGTCCCAATATTCAGTATCATTCTTATGTGCTGGTGCATAGTGCATTTCAATGAACTTACTTTGCTTGTCAATTTCTTGATTCAAATATTCATTAAAAATTGTTCTATCCATATAGTTTACTGATCCATTAGACAAGACGCTCAATAACTTAAAGATGCCAGCAATGCAGGAATAAATCCCTGTAGCTTCTAATGGTTCAATAAAACTATAAGACAGGCCAATCGCAACAACATTTTTTACCCACCCGTTTTCATATCGACCAGAAATAAAATCAACTGTTCGTATGTCTTCGGGTTCTACTGAGTATCTGTCAGAAACAAAGTTTCGGAACTCTCTTTCTATATTCTCAGTAGATGCAAACTTAAGAGAATGAACGTAACCAAGTGACATGGAATCCCACAAAGGAATTTCCCAACACCATCCATTGTCCATTGCTACATTGTTAGTGTAGTTCTTAAGTTGTTCTTGCTTGTTCACATAAGGAACTTTGCAAGTTAGGGCTCTGTGATTAATCAAAGTATCAGAGAAAGAAATAAAGCGAGTCTTTAATTCTTTACCCAAAAGCAGTGATTTAAATCCAGTGCAGTCAATGAAGAGATCTGCGTGATGATTACCACTCTCTTTGCAAGTTATATAATCAATCCCCTTTGATGATTTTGAACATGAAACATATTCATCATCAAAAAACTTGACTCCTTTTTTACTTGCGTAATCAAAAAGAATTTTTGACAGAGAGTGACTATCAAAATGATACGAGGTCAACTCATCAAAATCCCAACCATCTTTGGTTAATCGATTAAACTCAGCAAGTCTTGAATGAGACAAACAATATCTTGCATAATGTTCTTTCTTTACTTCATCTGGAAAGGATTCCAGTAAATCAAAAAATCCACTGTCATCAACCTGAGATTCTCCGAAAGGATAAAAGAATTGTTCTCCTTTCTTTGACCAAGATTCAAATCCAATGTTTGTCTTGTAAGTTGCGTTGCACAATGACATCCAATCACTATCCTTCAGATCAAGATACTGAAGAATTGTATTCATGCTCAGTTGTGCAGATTCACCAACGCCAACAGTGCCGACCTTTGATGAATAAATGCATTTTACATCAAACTTTTTTGATAATACTGATGCGGTGAAAAAACCAGCAGTGCCTCCACCAAGGATGGTTATTTTCACGAATCGTCATCTTTTACATAACACGGAACACGATCTGGATCCAACCATTTCGTATATTCGAAATCTTCAATAGCAGTCAGAAGTTGCATCTGATTGTCAAGAAGATACATGTCACGATAACGCTTTGTCCAACTATCTGCTTTTTGAATGCGATAGTCAGGATGTCCATTTTCAAGAACACCCGTTTCTACATATCGATACGGAAAGCGTTCGAAAAGAACCTTCATTAAGCAACCTCTACAGTTTCAAGATCTTGGAACAAGTATTCCATAAGCATTTCGTAGTCATCCAAAGGATCTCCAGAGAATACTACACCTTCACCTTCATAATACCGACGAACCTTTTTGTAGAGTTTCGGATTCTTTACATCAAGATAAAAATCGCCGTTTGCTGCACCACGAAGAGTTTGAATGTCTTTCTTGAATTTTGAAGTGAGTGTCATTGTTTTGAATGTTGACCTTAGTATTATAAGGGTTTGACTCCGAAGAGTCAAGTGCTCCTTGCGTGGATCGAACACGCCTCAGGCGAATTATGAGTTCGCTGCATTCACCAGATTGCTAAAGGAGCAAGTGGTTCTGCGGAGAATTGAACTCCGTTCAGACACTTATAAGGTGTCGGCCTTAACCAATAGGCGACAGAACCTCAAGGTGCTTCGTTGTGTTCTGTGTATATGCGTATGAGTTCATCATCCGCTGGTATCATTACTGCTCTCTCGCCTGTTATTGTATTTTCTATTCCTATTGTCTCACCATTTTCTACTCTGTCCAGAAGAGTGTCCCAATTCTCTTGCCAGTATTCCACTGAATAAAAATTCATAGTTGATAATATATATGCATCGGGGTGACAGGATTCGAACCTACGACTTCTGCTTCCCAAAAGCAGCGCTCTACCAAACTGAGCTACACCCCGTTGTTGCTTACCTGATAATTATACCACTATGGGTTTTGTTGGTCAATACCCAAGTCATTAAGATAATTTACCCACCACTGAGGATTTTTTTTCATTCTCCAATTGGGGACTTTCAATCCTCTTTCACTATACCACTCTTCCAGAGCTTCATCGATAATCTGTTTTACTTCCATATTCCTCTTCCTCTTCATCAACGTCTGCATATGGGTTTCCCACATATGGTCCGTGGGGTTGTTTGGAATCTTCTCTGACATATTCGTGTTCAGAATTTACTGCCGCGATCCATACTGATAATTTCATTACTATGTAGATGATACCAAGTGGCAAAAAACAAGCAATTAAAATTAAAGATTTCATTTGTCTTTAAGCAAATTTTCTATTCTTCTACGAATATCTTCAGATTTTTTTTGTTCTCTCTCACAATGTCTATAACCACGATGACCTTTCATAATCATTGTGCCTTGATAAAACATGGTGCCAGCAAACACCAAGAGTAAAACGATACCAATTAATTCAGGGTAATGTTTAACCATGGCATTACAGGAGGAATTACACCTATAAGTCTCAGAAGTCCCTCAGCAAATAAAGCAAGAACCACCCAACCGACGCACATACTAATGATAGAAGCATTACGGTTGTGGCGTCGTATTGCTGCATCAATCATCTCCTGAACTCGTTCTTCTGTTAGTCTTTCTGGGGGTTCTATACCCTCACCCCAACTTTTAAAATTTACTTGTTCATTCATTTTGAGAACCGCTTTCCAGCATAATTCGTCTTACTTCCCATGTTACTCCACCTTCTTGACCTATGCATGGGTTTATGCAGGTTTCATCACCAAGATTATTACAGACCAGTCCTGCAAGATCCAGTTCGTTTCCTTTCTTACCAGTACCAGACCAGTAGTGCTCTCCATTTAACCAAGTAGCACCACACTTGGGGCATTCCTTCCTATCCATGGATAGGTTAGACAGCTCTTTATTGTCCATCAGTGTACTCCTTGAGGAACTTTTTATATTCAGTTGTGTCTTTAATCAGTTGTTTTTTAAGATGCCAACCCATCCATTTCATTTGGACCTTCACGCCAACATAACGAACTTGTAAATCCAAATACTGAACGAGTCTCATAGTCGAATCATACCCAGCATATGCTACTAATGCAACAAATGTCAGCATTAGCAGATAATAGAGAGTCATTTTTGTATCTCCATATATTTGTATATAGATGATACACTATTTCTTAAGGATTGCGTATTATAACTTAATAAAAGCGGAAAGGGTCGGATTCGAACCCACGGATGCTTTCACATCGGCAGTTTTCAAGACTGCTGCCTTAAACCACTCGGCCACCTTTCCAGGGTGTTATCTGACATCAAAGTCCAATCTACGAACTTTGCGCTGTCTTCTTGCCTCTTGGTAGGCAAGATCTGATGATGAAAGAACATTCTTTTGTTCTTTCTTTGTAGAGTTTATCATAATTACTCTACTTAAGTCAAGTGCCGTAACACTATCGCCCTTTACGGTCATCGTATTTGGGCATCCGCAAACTTGAGTCTTAGTTGTTCCAGTTAACTCTCTGTTGCAATCTTTGCATCTTACTATTAACATAGTTCTGCATCCAATTCAAAGCAAGTGATTTATTTATCATGGGCGATGAGGGATTCGAACCCCCGACCCTCTCCGTGTAAAGGAGGTGCGCTACCACTGCGCTAATCGCCCGTACTCCCCCGGCTGGATTCGAACCAGCGACCAATCGATTAACAGTCGATGGCTCTACCGCTGAGCTACAGAGGAA